TCATCTCTCCGGTGTTGGCTCCATCTGTTGATAATACTTCTGAAAATTGTAATATTTGACTACCGCCACCGAGGAATTCAGGGTTTTGTAATCTTGCGTCGCTACTGCGAACGCCTAAACTTCTTAGATATTCAACATATCTTGTTCCGAATTTTGCTCCTCTTTCCTGATATCTTTGAACGGCTAGTGCAAGCCTTAAATCGTTTATTGATATTCCGGTTGCTGCTGCTAAGTCAGCCCTTAAATTTGGGTAACCATTGTTTGATGGGTCTTCTTCTAATCTTATTACATTTGTGTTGAATTCCCTATTGTCTGCTATTGTTCTTGCTGCTATACCATCTGTTTCGTAAATATCTACTGGGCTTCCACCAGAATAATCCTGTGTTGTCATTCCTAAACCTGTTACTGGTGCATCGCTTCCAAGCGGTATCGTAACTCCTGTTCCTTTTTGCTCCCAGGGTCTCGCTGTTGAAAGGTATCCTTTTTCCCAACTTACATGCTGTACGTCGTCGTCTGTTGTTGCGTCAGTACCATTTCCTTTATCTATTGTTAATTCTGTACATAAATCCTGATCTCTATACCATTCGTTATATATTAAATCGTAAGCTCTTACGAATAATGCTGAGAATTCAAGGTTTGGACTATAAGCAGCTTCTACTGGAACGTCTAAATAATCGTGTAGTGAACCTTCTGCTATTGCTGATCTTGAGAATATTGGTGGCGATGTTGTATCGTCGCCGTCTGGACCCCCTGTAATAAAGTCGGGGAAGTCAGTCCATATTAATCTGTTTGGTACAAAGAAATGGTGTAGCCTTACTTTTACTGGATGCATGACTGGACTTAATAATGGTGATACTCTTATTAATGCTGATGTTGATTGTTGTATTGTATCTCCTGGTAATGCTTCAAAGCAATTTACAGGAATTAGTCTTCCCATATCGCATGTTAATAATTTTGTGTTTGATAGTGAGTGTTTTGATCTTTTCATTTTATTCTATCTCCTTATTTCGGTTTATTTCCTCAAATATTGTGAAACACATATCCTCTATATCTTGCCATTGTACTTCTTCTGGTATGATTATTTCAAAGCCTTCTTTTAGCTGAGTATATTTTATACCGCTTTTTTTGATTCTCTCTTGCCTGCTTTGTGATAGACAACAAGTTGTCATAATATACTTCTCCTTCCTTATTTTGTTCGAAATATTCCTCTTGTATATCGTAGAATATATCGTCGTATTGATTTCCGGTTAATTCACCGAGTTTTTTTGTTAAGTATCTTCCTAAGGGTTTCCCTTGGGATCCGTGAAAGATTTGTCTAATAACCTTACTATCCATGTAAGGACTATCACCAATCTTTTGAGCCATCTTCTGTATCGCTCCATACCCTAATCCTCCTTTCTGTCTACTTGAAGACATGAATTCTTTCTGTTTATCTTTTGTTTCTAATCTTTTAGTTAATTTTGAAACGTAGTATCCAGCTATATAAGCTGCTGAATCTTTGTTTAAATCTCCGGTCTGTGTAAATCCAATTTCCTGATTTTTTAGCTTCCATGCGTCTGTGATATATTGTTCGTGTATTATTCCTAGATTGAATAGTGCTAAGTGGTAGTGTGGTCTGAACAATTCTCCGTATTCTCCTATTGCGAAGTAGCGGAATTTGATTGGGTGGACTTTCTTTCTTAACCTTTTTAGGTAATTTGTCAAGTCTTTCTTTACTAGAACCCCAGCGCATACATGGTTTCCTTTCCATTCTGTTGTTAAATGTTCGTCGTTATATGTTAATGTTGTAAAACAACTTTCAGACGAATCCATTTGTTCTAATATTATTCTATGTTGCCATTCTCTTGCCTGATTTATTCTACAATGTAAGCAAGTGCCGCAACCGAATGGGGTTGCGGCATCCCTTGCTTGTTGTGAGAGAACTTTTTGAACTTTTGTTATTTTTCCTAGCCCGTCTCTCATGTACGGATGTTTGCATTTCATCCTCATATCCTCCTTCCTACTCTGGAGGAGTATAGTGTTCTTGTACTTCCCCGCCTTTTACCGCGGTAAGCTCTTGATTTTTTTCGGCTCCGCCTGTAGCCTCGTCTCCTGTTACGCATGCATGATCACCTCCTTTTACCACCAGTATTCGTTTATTTCCCTTTTGTCTCTCTCTTTTTTGTATCCTTTTTTAAATTCTAATAATGGTTTTCTATTTTTTTGTATTTTATTATCTACTATTATAAATCTTTGCAATAAATGCCTCCAAACTATTGTTTGATGTGATTTTATTTTATTTGTCCTTCTTAATTCTGCTAGTACTACTGGTTTTAATTCTGCCCTCATTTTTGGGCTCGCGGCCATTTGTCCAGCTCTTATTGTATCGTAACCCATGTCTTGTAGTTGTCTTACGAAGCCTACTGATTCCTTACTTTCAGAAGCTTCTTGTGTTAAATTGAATTCTATACCGCCAAATCTGTCTACGTCTATTACTTCGAGTGATCTTGCTCCTGGTTCTAATCCTGGATTTCCAGGTGCTGATGGATTTCTTGTTACTGGTTCTTGTGAAATTAAATCATTAGTCATTGTTCTTTTTTGTGTTAAATCATTTCTTAATTCTGTATTTTTTAGCCTTTTATATTCATTATCCAATTCCAAACCTTGTTTATTTAAAGCCGTTAATGCTTTTTCCGTTCCACCTTTCATTACTGATTCTATCGCTCTTCCATACCCAGTTGATGCAGTTTGAGCTTGTGCCACATGTTGTGGCTTATATGAGTGAGCTTGTCCACCTATTGCATATAGTGGATGTATGCCCGCTTTTATTGCGTCATCTACTTTCCATTGAATTCCTCTTTGAGCAAAGTATTTCTGGTGCCTATACTCTCGTCTGCCTGCTCGATCAGACCATTGTCTGTCTCTATGTTTTCCTACTGAGCCTATTATTTGTCCTATCATTTCACCCCAGCCCATTTTTATCTCCTTTTACAGTTTATATTACTGTATTTATTGTTTATTCTTCTTTTTGTAACGGCTATTCCTGATCCTATTGATCTTAGTTTGAATAGTGTTAATCTTCTTATTTTTCTTTTTGCGCATATTAATGCTTTATTCGGTTTTTCTAAACCGAGTTTCGCGATTCCCGCGTATGTTAGTCTTCCTTTTAGTTTATTTATGCCGAATGGATCGCCTAATTGATATGAGAATGGACGACGCCTACTTTCTTTATAGTAAGCGTCGTCTTCTTCTTTATATGCCCTTCTGTCTCCTCTGGGAGCCTTTTGTTTGGTATCTTGCTTCTTTTTGTAAGCAGCATTTTGTGAATAGGAGTATGAATCTCGCTGATTACGTCGTGGTGAAGCTTTTTTATACCTTTTTGAAGGGCGTTTTTTTCTCATTTTTTCCTTTTTTTAGGTAACTTTTAGTGTCAGTTACCTTAGTGAGTAACAAGATACTCACTTTATGCTGTATTTTCCGGCGGATTTTCCGCCGGAGGGATCGGCGGAGAATCCGCAGGTTGTGGTGTTGGTTCCGGTTCTGTTGCCGGTTCCGATGATGGTGGTGGGTTTTCCGGTTCATATACCGGATATTCGTCTTCTAATAGATCGTAATTTGATTTCAATTCTGCTAATTCAAATTCGTCTGTTACATCGAAATCATTTGCTTCCTCAAATGTTTCTATTCCTTCATCTATTTGTTTCTGAGACATTTTCTGTCTAACTACCCTTTCTATTTGTTCTTGCAAACTTGCCGGTCTTTGCATCCCTACGGGTAGTACCATTGGTTTTGGGTTTCCTACTTCTTTTCCATCTTTATTAAGATATGCTGTTTTTAATTTTGTTACATGTTTGAATATATCTTTTGTTATTCTCATTTTATTTCTCCTTAGAATGTTTTGGATCTAGCGAATTTACTTACCATTCGTCTAGCCTGTATTGAGTTTCTTGCTTCTACATATAAGCAATCGGTATTGTTTGACGCATTTACCCTTTTTGTTGGAACTGCATCAATAAATGATTGGTTTAATGCTGGGTCTCCTGTGAATATTCTACCATAGTGCCAATGGTCCATGGTAGAGTGGAATTCACCTGCTATATTTTTTCCTGAATCTGAGTGTCTATATTCGTCGTATCTTTGTTGATAACCGAATACTCCTTCAGGTGTTGTATGGTTTGTGTATACTTCTTTGTTGAGAACTTCCTGTTCTCCTATGTTTTGTAATTCTTTTTGAAAATAATCTTCTTTTACAGTCCTTGAATATTTTCTTGCTAATCCTTGTGTATAAATAGCCTTTGGTATTACTGATAATAATGTCATGACTATACCGTGCTCTTCAAAAAATCTCCTATATTTATTTGATCTTAGGGCTGTAATGCCATGCCCTTTCATCTCTCCGGTGTTTGCTCCATCTGTTGATAATACTTCTGAAAATTGTAATA